CACAGAACGTACCAAAGATTGTGCTTCTTTTAAGACGACATCTACATCCATATTCTAAGGGTGAAGTATTGCCTATTTCCAAATTCATTTTATCTCCTTCAAGTTGCTTTATAATTATAATACCATAATGGAATAACAAATGTAGAAATTCTTTTGTAAAAATATTGCCTTTGCTCTATATTATTCCAAAGGAGACTAAATGAATATACAAGAGTATGAAATTAGTAAGGTAGTTCCTTACAAAAACAATCCTAGAATAAATGTAGATGCAGTTAATGTGGTCAAAAAATCTCTAAAAGAATTTGGCTTTCAACAACCCCTAGTGATAGACAAAGACAATAAAATTGTAGTTGGTCATACAAGACTCTTAGCAGCTAAAGAATTAGGTTTAAAAACTGTACCCTGCGTGGTAGCAAATAATTTATCCGATGAGCAAATTAAAGCCTATCGGATCATGGATAACAAATCAGCTGAATTTGCTTCGTGGAACTATGGCTTGTTAACAAAAGAAGTGACAGATTTATTAGAAGCGGAATATGACTTTAATTTAACAGGTTTTGACAAATTTGAACTTAAAGATTTAGGAATTGATGTAGATTTGGGTTTCGTAGATAACCCACAAAGTGATGAAGATGAAGCACCTGTTCCACCTGCAAATCCAATCACATCGTTAGGAGATCTCTGGGTTTTAGGCAGTCACATGGTTTTATGTGGAGATGCAACAAAAAGTGATGATCTTGGTTTGTTAATGAAAGATAAAAAAGCAGATTTATATTTAACAGATCCTCCATATAATGTTGACTACACAGGAGGCACAAAGGATGCCCTTAAAATAATAAATGATAATTTTAATGACTCAAATTTCAGAGCATTCTTAACTGATTCTTTCAAAACAAGTAAAGAAAAAATAAAAAAGGGAGCATCATTCTATATATTTCATGCGGATTTAGAGGGATATAATTTCAGAGCTGCTGTAAGGGAAGCAAACTTCAACATTAAACAATGCTTAATTTGGTGTAAAGACAGTTTAGTTTTGGGAAGGTCTGATTATCAATGGCAACATGAGCCTATCCTTTATGGCTGGGTTGAGGGAGAATCACACAGTTGGTACTCAGACAGAAAACAAACAACCATTCTTAACTTTGCTCGGCCAACAAAAAATAAAGAGCATCCAACCATGAAGCCTATTAGCATCATTCAATATTTAATACAAAACAGTAGCAAAAAGGAAGATATTGTTTTAGATACCTTCTTAGGTTCAGGTAGCACGCTTATTGCTTGTGAAAAAACACATAGAAATTGCTATGGATTAGAACTTGACCCAGTGTATTGTGATGTGACTATACAAAGATGGCAAAATTTCACAGGTAATGACGCTATTCATTTAGAAACAAATAAGACTTATAATGAATTGCAAAAAGATACAGAAAATGGCGAATAAAAAACCTAAATATAAAAAAATTACAGCGGAACTCAAGCAACAGCTAAAAATGGCTTATGTGCAGGGAGAGGTTGATCCACAAGGGTTTAGAAAGGTAGCTACTATAGATAATTTAGCTTTAGATAACGACTTAAGCGTTAACACACTGTATAAATTAGCACAAAGGGAAAATTGGAAGTTAGAACAGGAAAAGTTTCAAAAAAAATATGAAGACAAAATATCACAACAACGCTTAAAAGAATTTGCACAAGAATCTAAAAAGTTTGACACTGCTTGTCTTAACATAGCCAAAGCTCTATTAGCGAGAGTAGGCTCAAATGTAAAAGATGCACAAAACCAAAATATAAAAGATTTCACTCCTCAACAATTAGACTCACTATCTGGAGCTGCAATAAAAATACAAAAATTCGCTAAAATAGCTTTAGGAGAATCAACAGAGCAGATAAATATAAATGCAAACTTCCAAGAAAACGATGCCTTCAGAGAAGCTATGGAATTGCTTGACTCAGTTGCAGAGCAACGCAGAGAAAGCGACGATAAAGCTGTACACTGATTGGCTCAACACCGCAAGACCTAAGCAGCTACCACCTGAAGCAGAACATTATATACACCTTATATTAGCAGGTAGAGGTTGGGGGAAGACAAGAACTGGAGCGCAAGATATAGCCATATATGCTTTGAGAAACCCAAATTCTAATTGTGCAGTCGTGGCTCCGACACATGGAGACTTAAGACGAGTATGTTTTGGTGGCAATAGTGGCCTGCTAAGTGTCATACCTAGAGAGTGCTTTTTAAAATCATCAGATCAAAAAGGTTATTCATCTAGTGTTTCGGAACTAAGGCTATACAATGGTTCTAAAATTACAGGGTTTGCCGCCCAAGAACCAGACCGACTAAGAGGTCCACAGTTCCATAGAGCCTGGTGTGATGAGGTGGCTTCATGGCGGTATCCAGAGGCCTTTGACCAGTTGATGTTCGGGTTAAGGCTAGGCAAGAAACCTCAATGCGTCATAACAACAACACCTAAACCTACTAAATTAATTAAAAGTTTGATGGAACGAAAGGACTGTTATCTAACTAGGGGCAACACTTTTGAGAACGAGGCCAACTTAGCAGAGTCGGCTTTAGCTATGTTGAAAGAAAGATACGAAGGCACGACTTTAGGTAGACAAGAATTGTTTGCAGAGATAATAGAAAACGTAGAGGGAGCGTTATGGAACGCCAACATGATTGAAGAAGCTAGGCTCATAAATGAAGAAAGAGAATTAACAAATATAATTGTAGCTATAGATCCTGCCGTAACTTCAAACGAAAACAGCGACGAGACTGGTATTTTAGTAGTCGGCAAAGATGCTAATAATGAATACTACGTACTTGAAGATCTCTCAGGTAGGTATTCTGCCGATAAATGGGGTAGAATAGCTGTAAAGGCCTACCATGAATGGGAAGCCGATAGAATAGTAGCTGAGGTTAATAACGGAGGCGACTTGGTGGAAAGACTACTTAGGAACATTGATTTCAACATTCCTTACAGGTCAGTCCATGCGACGAGAGGTAAATTAGTGAGAGCTGAACCGATTGCCGCATTATATGAGCAGAAGCGAGTTCACCATGTAGGTACTTTTCCTGATTTAGAAACGCAGATGTGTTCTTATACAGGAGATATAAAAACGAGTCCTGATAGGTTGGATGCTTTGGTTTGGGGTCTTACTGAACTAAGCAAATCTAGAGGGCAAGTAAACTGGAGAATAAGTTAATGGCACTGATAGACAACATTAGAAACCTTTTCAGAACAGAAGAAAAGCAGGCTCCCTCCAATATGGTAGGATATTTCGGCGTAGGCTCGGGGGATGCAAAAAATTATAAATATCAAGACTTAGCAAAAGAAGGCTATCTAAAAAATGCCATAGTCTACCGTTGCGTTAATGAGATTAGCAAAGGTGCAGGTGCAGTAGACTTTATGTTAAAGAACGATGACATGATGGTAGAGGAACATCCTTTACTAGATTTATTAAACAGGCCAAACCCCCTACAATCTTCTAGTGAATTCTTTAACAGTCTCTTTGGCTTTCTGCTTTTAAGCGGTAATGCTTATATCCTAAAAGTAGGATCCGAAGTAGGTTCGCCAAGAGAACTGCACTTACTTAGACCAGACAGAATACAAATCAAAGGCGGTGGCAAACCCATACCAGATAGGTACGAATACATAGTAAACGGTAGAGTACAGAATGTCTTTGACGTAGATCAGGACACGGGTAGCTCAGAGATAAAGCACATCAAACTCTGGAATCCCTTAGATGATTACTACGGATGCTCTCCTCTACAAGCCGCGGCAGAAGAAGTAGATCAACATAACCTTTCTTCTAAACACAATATAAATCTTCTCAATAATGGGGCTAGACCTAGCGGTGCAGTTATTTTTAAACCTAAAGACGATCAAGGCTTTACAGTTAATCTATCAGAATCACAACGACAACAACTGCTTACTGATCTAAATAATAGATTTGTAGGTTCTGGCAATGCAGGTAGACCTATGTTGTTAGAGGGTGACTTTGACTGGAAA